GTCGACCACGTTGAGAATGCGGAAGCGGCGGCCCGTGGCGAACTGGTCGTGCACAAAGTCCAGCGACCAGCGGGCGTTCGGCCTGGCCTCGACCAGGATCGGCGCGCGCGTGCCCATGGCGCGACGACGTGAGCGGCGCTTGCGCACCGTCAGGCCTTCCTCGCGATAGAGCCGGTAGATCCGGTTCTTGCCCGAGGGTTCTCCCTCACGCCGCAGCAGCACGAACAGCCGCCGATAGCCGAACCGTCGCCGCTCGACAGCCAGGGCGCGCAGCCGCTCCCGCAGCGCCGTGTCCGGCTGTCGGCAGGAGCGATAGCGCACCGACTTACGGTCCGCCTTGATGATGGAGCAGGCCCGTCGCTCGCTGACGCCGAACGCCGCCTTCAGATGGGCGACGGCCTGGCGCAGCGCCGCGGGCCCTACCACTTTTTTGACAGCAGATCGTTCAACGCGGCTTTGTCGAGCATGGCGTCGGCCAGCAGGCGCTTCAGCTTTCCGTTCTCGTCTTCCAGGGCCCGGAGGCGCTGGGCGTCCGACACGCTCATCCCGCCGAACTTGGCCTTCCAGGCGTAGATCGTGCCCTCCGACACGCCGTGCTTGCGCGCCAGCTCGCCCGCTTTGGCGCCGGCCTCGTTCTCCCGCAGGATCCCGATGATCTGCTCTTCCGTGAATCTCGCTCGTTTCATTCCGTCCGTCCTTTCAAGGGCCGGACTCTAGCTCCGCGTGGAGGAAATTCTCAGGGGCACGTCATCGCCGAAAAACACCGCCCTTTCGTCCGACGCATCGAGCGTACGCAACTTGGTCATGATCCCCGCCTCTAAACTTTGCTCCAGGACCGTGGCCGTAATGATCGCGATAGTGCGATCATCACCTATTGGATCAGTGTGTTCGGTGGCGAAGAGACCAAACGGAAATATCTCGCCTATACCGTCGTTAGCGTTGACCCTTACGCCGCTGAGCGCCAGCAGGTTATCAATCGCGGTCTGTTTAGGTGTCTTTTTGCCTGCCATCAAAGTTTTCGTCCTGATTTCGATAATATATGGGATCACCAGCGACTATAACGCTGCCCTCGACGCCTTTCAGAATTCTTGACATTTCGCCGCAATCTGTTAAGAATAGTCTCCTAATCTGAGAACCTGCCGACACCGCCGACCCGCCCGATTTGGGTCGTGATAGCCGTCGCACCCACTGAGACTATCCCCCTTTGACCACCATCTACTGGTACGCGGTCCAAACGCGTCCCCGCGCCGAATACGCCGCCCTGGCTGACATCAACAGCATGACAAGCCTGGAGGCCTACTTGCCGCAGGGAACGCGGCAGCGGCGCACCTATCGGGGCAAGGAAACCGTTGAACATCCCCTGATGCCGGGTTTCATTTTCGTCGGGTCGACAGTGCCGCCGATCATCGACGCAGCGAGCCCCGACCACCCCCACCCGATCTACGGAGTCCTGAAGTCCAAGGCCGTTCGCAACCTGGTCCGCAGCCCCGGCGGCGGCGTTCACCCGATCCGACCGCAGGTCATCGACGGCTGGCGCGTCAACTTCATCGACTACCTGCGCGAGCGTGAATCGGCCGGCGCTTTCGACTACACACCGCGCCAGAAGCCCGAGGCCAAGCACGCCCAGTTCCAAAAGGGCGACCTGAAGGAACTGATGGCGATGGTGAGCCGCGCACTCTTCCCTGACCTGAACGCTCACGCGGCCTAACTGACACGCCATATCTGGACGCACGGCCCCTGTGGATCACGGGGGTCGTTTGCACATACGCTTGCTATGTTCTCGTTTTGATCTCATTCGTGAGCGATGGCGCAACGGGCTTACCACGGTGACGAAACGACGGGCTTCCAGAGCCCGGCGCAGGACCACGTCGAAGCGGTCCCCGACCTGGCCGACCTCCTCGAACTGCGCCGCCCTCAGCGTTACGCCGTCCGCGTGAAGGGCGACGGCCTCAAAGCGCGCGGCATCCACTCCGGCGACATCCTGGTGGTGAACACGGCCGCCGAACCGCGCACCGGCAAGGTCTGCGTGGCCTTCCATCTGGGCGACGTCGTCCTGGCCGTGCTGACCGAGAAGGACGGCGCCTGGTGGATTGAGCCCGCCAACCAGCCGCCCCAGCCGATCGCTGACGAAACCGAGGTCTGGGCCATGATCGCGGCCCTCGTCAGGACCGAGGTTTGACGTGTTCGGCCTGGTCGACGGCAACAATTTCTATGTCTCGTGCGAGCGGGCCTTCGACCCGACGTTGATCGGCAAGCCGTTGATCGTCCTATCGAACAATGACGGCTGCGCGATCGCCAGGTCGGCCGAGGCCAAGGCCCTTGGCATCAATATGGGCGAGGTCTGGCACCTATCGAAGCGCCGGCCTGAGTTCGCCGGCGTGATCGCCAAATCCTCCAACTACGCCCTGTATGGCGACATGAGCCGCCGCGTCTTCGAAGTACTCAGCATGAACTTCGCCCGCGTCGAGCCCTACTCGATCGACGAGATGTTCGTGGACCTAACGGCCTTTGCCCGCGTGGATTACTGCCGGAGGGTCCGCGCCCAGGTGCGCCAGATCACCAAGATTCCGACGTGCATTGGCATCGGCCCGACCAAGACTCTGGCGAAGTTGGCGAACAAATACGCCAAGTCGGCCGCCGACCTGGATGGCGTGTCCGACTTCTCCGACGATGTCCTGCGGCGCCAGGCGTTCGACGAGATGCCGATCGACGAGATTTGGGGCGTCGGCCGCGCCGCCCAGGTCAAGCTGAACGCTCTGGACGTCTTCACCGTGGGCCAGTTCGCCGCCCTCCCCTCGGCCACCGTGAGGAAGCTGCTGACCGTCACGGGTCAGCGGACCCACGCCGAACTCAATGGCGTGTCGTGTCTGCCGCTCTCCCTGGTGCCCAGCCAGCGCAAGACCGTCAGCGTCACGCGCGCGTTCGGACGCCCGGTCGAGACCTGGACCGACATGCGCGAGGCTCTGGCTGCGCACGCCAGCCGAGCCGCCGAGAAAGCGCGCCAGCACGGCCTGGAGGCCTGCGCCATCCAGGTCTTCTTCCACACCAACCCGCACGGCGACGAGCCCTTCTTCAATGCCCAGCGATCCTTCGAGATCGAGCCCACCGCCGACAGCCTGGCGCTGATCCGGCACGTCACCACCGCCGCCCGGTCGATGTGGCGCCCTGGGCTGAAATACGCGAAGGCCGGCGTGATCCTGCCCGACCTGGTCCTGGCGTCTGAGGCGCCGCGCGATCTGCTGCCGACCGTCGATCCAGTGAAGTCAGAGAAACTGATGACGGCGCTGGACGGACTGAACGCTCGCTTCGGCCGAGGCACCATCCGGCCGGGCGGCATCCGCGCCGTGACGCCCTGGGCCGCGCGGGCGAACAACAAGTCACCCGCATATACGACTCGACTCGAAGACCTCTTGGTAGTTCACGCCTAGAGCATGATGTACAACGACAAGAGTTGGCGAGAGATCGTTGACAATAAAAGAAAATCTTGACACGCATCGCATTTTGTGCGAGAACAATCCCCACGTCGCGGACACCCGTGTCACCCGACCGCAGCCATTAGGTTCTAATAGAGTCCGGCCTCAGTGCTGGCGTGGCAGCAGACCTCGACCGCCCTCCAGGCGAAGCGCGAGGTCCAGTGCGAAGCGGTGTCCAAACAGTTTCCCCCTTCCCCCGCCATGCGGGGTTGAAGCGCGGCGGGAGCGGACAGACGTCGCCTGGTTCGGGCCTCGCGATGTCCTGGCTGGTTGGCCGGTTTCCCTCCTGCCGCGTATCCGTTTCCACCGAGGCCGATGGCAAACCGACCGCCGACCCTCGGCCGTGTCCAGCTCACTGCCCAACAGCGCAAGGCCGAGAAGACCCAGGCTGATCGCCGGCGCGGCTCGGCCACCACCCGAGGTTACGGCGCCGACTGGCGCCGCCTCCGCCTCGTCTTCTTGGACGCCAACCCTCTCTGCCGCTTCTGCGCCGACACCGGCCGCGTCGAGGCAGCGACCGTCGTCGACCACATCATCACCATCGCAGAACGCCCGGACCTTCGGCTCGACTGGTCCAACCTGCGCCCCCTCTGCAAACCCTGTCACGACCGACACACTGCCCGCGAGCAGGCGTTCGGTGGCAAGGCCAGCCGCCGGCCTGAATGGCTCCGCCCCTCGGCCGTGCCGATCCACATCGTTTGTGGGCCGCCCGCCTCGGGCAAGACCCGCTGGGTCCGCGAGCACGCCGGCGCCGACGACCTTGTCCTGGACCTCGACGAGATCGCCGCCAGCCTGTCCGGGCTCGGCCCGCACTCTTGGACCAGCCAATGGCTGGACCCCGCTCTTCGTGAGCGTAACGAACTGCTCGGGCGCCTGTCCCGAACCCCCAGCACCTGGCCCGCCGCCTGGCTGATCATCTCGGAACCCCTCGCTGTGAACCGGCAGTGGTGGTTCGACAAGCTGAAGCCCGAGACCATCACGGTCCTGGAAACCAGCCCCGAGGTCTGCCGCGTTCGCATCCGCCAGGACCCGGAACGCGCTGACCGCATCGACGCCGTCAGCGCCGTCGTCCTCAAGTGGTGGTCCACCTACACCCGCCGACCCGGCGAGACCCAGATCGTCACCCGCTGAGCCCCCGATGGGGAGGGGCGGGTCAATCCTTGGAGGCCCATGCCTGGGGACCGGCGGGGGGCGGAGATTTTTTGCAAATGCAGATTAAACTTCAGGGTCTTTTGACTTCGCAATGAAGCGCGGGCCAAAGCCCAAGCCGCCTGAAATCAAGAAGGCGCAGGGCTCCTTCCAACCCTCTCGCGGCGGCGATTTGGTCGAGATTTCGACCCCTTCTGGCGTCCCTCTCCGCCCCGATTGGCTCACCGAGGCCGGCGAAGAGGTCTGGATGGACGATGTCGCCCGCGTGTCGAACGGATCGCTCGTCACCGAGCGCGATTCCACGGTGTTCGCCACCTACTGCAATTTGATGGGCGCCATCATCGAGACCTGGCGATCTGGCGAAGTCCCGCCCGCCGCTCACCTTTCCGAAGCGCGCAAGATGGCTGAGCAGTTCGGCATCTTCGGCCGGAAGTCGCGCCTGGTCGCCGACGCTGGCGCCGAGAAGACGAACCCTTTCACCCGCAATGGCTACGCCAACCGCTAGAAAGCGGCTGCGAACCGGTAACGCCCTCACCCACGCTCGCGATTACGCCGGCCTTGGCGAGCGCTACGCCAGGGACGTCGTCGCCGGAAAGATCGTCGCTTGCAAATGGGTCAAACTGGCCTGCAAGCGCCACCTGGACGATCTGAAACGATCAGAAAATGACCCTGCCTGGGGCTTCATCTTCGACCCCTGGCACGCCGACGACGTCTGCGACTTCATCGAGAAGCTGGACCACGTCGAAGGCAACTACGATCCGTCCACGATCGTCCTGGCCAACGCCCAGATTTTCATCCTCACCACCATCTTCGGATGGCGGCGGACGGCCGATGGGGGACGACGCTTTAGCGACGTTTACATCGAGATGGCGCGTAAAGGCGCCAAATCAACGCTGACGGCTGGGGTCGCGCTCTACTGCCTGACCTGCGAGGACGAAGTAGGCCCCCAGGTCATCATCGGCGCCTCGACTGGCGCGCAAGCGGCCAAGGTTTTCGACCCCGCACGCAAGATGGTCGAGAAGAGCGCTGCGCTCCGAGAAGCCTTCAGCCTGAAGGCGTGGGCCAAGTCGATCACCTGCGCGCAAAACGATGGTTACGTCCAAACCATCAACGCGAAGGGCTCCACCCAGGACGGGCACAACCCGCACCTGGGCATCCTCGACGAACTGCACGCGCACAAAGACCGCGCGCTTTTCGACGTCATCAAATCCGCGTTCGGCTCGCGCTCAAATCCGCTCATGTGGTCGATCACCACTGCGGGCTTCAGCACCACAGGCGTCTGCTACGAACAGCGGACCTACCTGACCAAGGTGCTGGAAGGCATCTTCGACGCGAACCACTTCTTTGGCATCATCTTCACGCTGGATGATGAAGTCCTGGACGAAGACGGGGCCGTTCTGGTCCCCGCCGACGACCCCTACGACCCTGCGGTCTGGATAAAGGCGAACCCGCTGCTCGGCGCCACGCCGAAGCTGGAGTTCATGCACAAAGCTGCCGCCGATGCTAAGGCGTCGCCGGCCGCTGAGGGCAACTTCAAGACCAAAAACCTCAACATCTGGCTGAACTCGCATTCCGCCTGGTTGAACATGGTCCGCTGGCGCGAATGCGCCGATCCGTCCTTGGATTGGGCCGATTTCGATGGCCTGGACTGCTACGTCGGGCTCGATCTCGCTGACAAGGACGACATCACAGCTGTCGTGCTTGCGGCGATCGACCGAGAAGATCGGCTGATCATGAAGTCGACGTTCTGGCTGCCCAGCGCCGTTCTCGACGACGCCAGACATGCTCAGGGTTCGGCAGCAGCGCCTTACCGCCTCTGGGCGGAGCAAGGGCATCTACAGCTGACGCCAGGTGACTGGGTCGATCACAACGAGATTGAAGCCCTGCTGCGCGAATGGGCCGAGCGCTTCTCGATCCGACGCATGGTCGGCGACCAGTTCGCCGCCTTCCAGCAGATGGCGAGCCGGCTGAACACGGACCTCTCCACGCCTGACGACCCGCTGGCCCATGTCCTCGCCAAAAACGCGCGGAACGTCACTGACCCCGCAAAGGAACTGGAGGCGCGGGTCAAATCCGGCCCCGGCCGCCTCCGCCACGACGGCAACCCGGTCATGGACTGGATGGCCTCTAACGTCGTGATCAGCCGCCGCACCGACGGGACGATCCTTCCGAAGAAGGAAACGGCAGACAGCGCCAACAAGATCGACGGCATCGACGCCGCTGTGAACGCGATCCAGCCGCTACTCGGCACGATCCGGGAACCCACCATGAAATCTTACCTCGAACGCGAAGAGCCCATCTTTTTCTGATGGCTGCGCTCTCCTTCGGAGGCGTCTGGTCCAGCCTTTGGCGCCGGTCCACTCGCCCCACCCAGGTGAACCACGGCGAGCCCGTCGGCACCCGCTCCAAAGTCACCGTCACGCCTGAAACGGCCATGCGCGTCACCGCCATCCTCTGCGCCGCCCGCGTCATTGCCGAGGGTGTCGCACAGGTTCCGCTGAAGCTGTTCCTAGAGACCGACGACGTCGCCGGTCGCTCGGTCCGCAAGACCGCCCGCGACCACGATCTCTATCGTCTGCTGGCCTACCAGCCGAACGATTGGATGACGTCGTTCGAGTTCCGCGAAACGCTGACGCTGCACGCGGTCCTGGCTGGTGACGGGTTCGCCTTCATCAATCGCGGCGCCCTGGGCGCCAAGGTCCACGAACTGATCCCGATCGCGCCTGACGACGTGAAGGTCATCGCGGAGCCAGGCGTCGGTGGCGCGGTCTATTACGAAGTCCGGTTGGACTCGAACCGCTACACGCGGGTCCCGCGCGACCAGATGCTTCATATCAAGGGGCCGTCCTGGAACGGTTCCAGCGGCCTCAACATCGTCAGCCTGGCTCGCGAAGCCATCGGCCTGTCGATGGCGCTGGAAGAGTCCCAGGCCGACCTGTTCGGCAAGGGCTCGCGTCCCTCGGGCGTGCTGTCCTCTGAGACTCCGCTCGGACCGGAAACGACCAAGGAAATGCGCGACCGCTGGGTCCAGCGTTTCGGGCCTGGCGGCGAGGGCGGCATCGCCGTCCTGGACGGCAACTGGAAGTTTTCGTCGGTCAGCATGTCTGGCGTCGACTCCCAGCAGTTGGAGTCGCGGAAATACCAGGTCGAGGAAGTCTGTCGCGCGCTGAACGTCTATCCGCAGATGGTCATGCAGACCGACAAGGCGGCGACCTTCGCCTCGGCTGAATCGTTCTTCCAGGCCCACGTCACCTACACCATCAAGCCCTGGACCGACCGATGGACCGGCGCCCTGAAGCGCGACCTGGTCGGCTGGGACGGTGAAAACGAGCACATCTGGCCCGGCTTTGTCCTGGAAGGCCTGATGGCTGGCGACCCCGCCAAGCGCGGTGCCTTCTACGCCCAGATGGTCACCCTCGGCGCCATGTCGCCGAACGAAGTTCGCGTCGCTGAGAACCGCAACCCGCGCGACGGCGGCGACGACTTCCTGACCCCGCTGAATATGCGCCTCGGCGCCGGCGAGCCCACCCAGAACGAGACCTCTCCCTCTTGATGCTCGAACGCAAAGCGGTCTCGCTGACCGACGTCCAGATCACCGACGAAGGCGTGATCACCGGCTACGGCTCTCTCTTCAACATCCGCGACGATTACGGCGACGAGGTCGCCCCCGGCGCCTTCGCCAAGTCGCTAAAGGCCCGAAAGGGCAAGCCCGTCCCGATGCTGCGCGAGCACTCGCCCGCGCGCGTGATCGGCGGTTGGACCGAGTTCGCCGAAGACGAAAAAGGCCTGAAGCTGACCGGCAAACTGGCCCTCGACACCGTCGACGGCGCCGAGACCTTCGCCCTGATCAAGGCCGGCTTCCTCGACGGCCTGTCGATCGGATTCAACACCATCAAGGCCACCGACGACGACGCCGGTCGGGTCCTGAAGGAAGTGGGCCTCTGGGAGGTGAGCGTCGTGACGTTCCCTGCTCTGACCCCGGCGCGCATCGACGCCGTCAAGGCCCAGAGCCTGTCGAAACATGAACTCGAAGAGCGGCTCACGCGTGGCGCTGACCTCTCTCGCTCTGTCGCCCGAGCCCTGCTCGCCGGCGGCTTCCCCGCTCTCCAGGCCAAGCGCAGCGCTGGCGATGACGCGGCCACCACGATGGCTCAGGCCGTCATCCAATCCCGCCGCGAGACTACCCAAAGAATGGCTTTTGATGCCGAAACCAAGGCCGCCGCCGACGCGCTGGCTGCCGAAATCAAGTCCACCTACGCCGCTCTGGACAAGCGGACCGAAGACCAAGCCCAGGTCATCGACGCCCTGCGCAAGGCCGTCGAAGAAAAGGGCAACACCTCCGATCTGGAAAATCGCCTGAAGGGCATGGAAGCCGAACTGAAGTCGGCTGTCGCGGCTGCTGACGCGCTCGACAAAAAGATGTCGCGCCCGCGCGGCGGCGAAGCCGAACTGAAGTCGGTCGGCCGCCAGTTCACCGACAACGAACGCGCCAAGGCCTTCATGGCTGAGCGTCGCGGTTCCTCGGGCAAGATCGAGGTCAAGGCCATCACCCTGGCTGGCACCGCCGTCGCCGGCCACACGGTCCAGGCCCTGAGCCAAGCCCAGCGCGCCGGCCTGGTCGGCCTGCCGGAACGACCGGTCACCATCCGTTCGCTGCTGGCTGCCGGCCGCACCAGCCAGTCTTCGGTCGAATATCCGAAGGTCACTGGCTTCACCAACTCGGCCGCCACGGTCGCCGAAATGGCGCTGAAGCCCGAGTCGAACATGACCGTCAGCATGGAAGCGGCCCAGGTGCGCACGATCGCTCACTGGATCGCTGCTTCGAAGCAGGTGATGGACGACACCCCGATGCTGGAGTCGCTGATCGACACCCAGCTTCTGAACGGCCTGGCGCTGGTCGAAGATGCTCAGCTGCTGCTGGGCGACGGCACCGGCCAGAACCTGCACGGCATCCTGCCCCAGGCGACGGCCTTCAACGCCACGGGCATCCCGGCCGGCTCGACCTCGTTCGTCGACCGCATCCGCTGGGCCAAGCTGCAAGCCCGCAAGGCCTTCCTGCCGGCCGACGGCATCGTCCTGAACCCGGAGGACTGGGCCAAGATCGAGATGCTGAAGGACGCCCAGGACCGCTACCTGTTCTCGGCCTTCACCTCGGGCGCCGAGCAGCGCCTGTGGGGTCTGCGCGTGGTTGAGTCGGACGCCATCGCGGCCGGCACCTTCCTGGTCGGAGCCTTCGCCACCGGCGCGCAAATCTGGGACCGCGAAGACGCCAACGTCGAGGTCTCGTTCGAAGACCGCGACAACTTCGTGCGGAACGCTCTGACGATCCGCGCCGAAGAGCGTCTGGCGCTGACGGTCTATCGTCCGAACGCCTTCATCACCGGCGCCCTGGCCTCGGCCTAAGCGAACAGCAGGGGCGCGGCTTATCGACCGCGCCCCTCGCCCTGAGGCACCGTCATGAACACCGAAACCACCAAGGTGATGGCCCTGCGCCAGCACCTGAACGACCACGGCGAACACCAGATCGGTGACGAATACGTTGTCGAGCGTCGTCACGGCGAAATCCTGATTGCGCGCGGCCTGGTCGCGGCCGTCGACGACGTCGTCACCCCGAACGCCGCGCCTGAAAACAAGCGCCGCGCCAAGGCGCCGGCCACCAAGAACTGACCATGGCTCTCGTCACCCTCGGCCAAGCGAAGGCCCATCTGCGTCTGATCGAAGACGACGAGGACACCTACGTCGAAAGCCTGATCGCCGCTGCGATCGAGCACATCCAAACCATCTGCGGCCCTGAGTTCGACGAGATGTCGTCCGCCCAGCATTACGCCTCCCTGCTGATGATCGGCCAGTGGTTCGACAACCGCGACGAGGCCGTCATGCCGGCTGCCGCGAACGCGCTCCTGCGTCCGTTCATGCTGGCCTTCTGAGACCACCATCGTGCGCATCAAGTTCATCAAAGACTACGACTACACGCCCAGCGGCGAGCGTCGCGTCACCATCGCGTTCAAGGCCGGCATGACCGAGACCGTGAAGCGTGAAGCCGGCGAGGCCGCCATCGCTGCCGGCGCTGGCGTCGAGGTCAAGCCGTTCAACGGCGCCCCGCTCGACAAGTGTTCGGCGTCAGCGCCTTTGGCACAGATCTGGGGTTGCGGATAATGGAGGGATTGGGTCTCGTCGCAGTGACGTAAGGAACGCAGATGAGACCCAATCCCT